GTCCATTCTTTATACATATTAAAAGCCTTTTCCTTTAATTCTGGAAACTCTAGTCGGGCTTTAAATGCGTCCAAAAGAATAACGTTGGGTTGCAACTCATCTTCATTTAAGTAAAAAACACCCCACGTTGTACAGGCAGAATAGTCTGATCTTTCATTTTTAGTAAAGGCGGTATCCCAAGACTGGATAATATACGTGCATTGTGGTGGGCTATCTTGTTCCCAAGATTTCCACCAATCCCTCTTAACTAATGCGCCCTCTTCAGAGGTTGGCTGTTGCTGATACTGCGCCTGCCACTTTGCCAATGGCAGTTCTTCACGCAGAACCTCTAATTCTTTGATATCCCAGAACTGCGGCCAAAGCGCCCTTCCAGAGGGAAGAATTGCTGGAAACTCAATAATGTCCCATTCGTCGCCATCTTTTTCTAGAGCAGATTTTAAGATCCTTCCAGTCAAGTCTTTCTTTGACCAACGGGTCATAATTACAATAATCGACCCTCCCGGTTGTAAACGCTGGCGAGGTCCGGAGGAGTACCACTCGTAGACTTTATCGTAGACTTCTGGGTTGGTTGCTGCAATGGCGGCTTCTTGTTCTGAATGTGGGTCGTCGATAATAAGTAAATCAGCACCTTTACCAGTAACAGTACCGCCCACACCAATAGCGAAATACTCACCGTTAGAATTAGTAGACCATCGACCAGCTGCTTTGCTATCTGATCTAAGGTTAACATCTGGAAATATTCTGGCATATTGTTCGCTTCCTACTAAGTTACGCACCTTACGACCAAATCCCACCGCAAGTTCTGCAGTATTAGAACACTGAATAATCTTCTTGCTTGGATCCCGCCCCAAAAACCAAGCCGGTAACATGTAGCTGCCAAACTCGGATTTTGTATGACGGGGTGGCATATTAATAATTAATCGCTTAGCTTTTCCGTTGGCAATATCTTCAAACTTTTTTGCCATTACTTTATGGTGGGCGCCATTAATAAACCCCGGCCACATTTCCTTTACAAACGCCATAAAGTCTTTTTGGGCGTTTTCACGCTTCATTGAATTAATATAAATCTCCGCCGCCTCATAAAAAGCCTCTTGCTCCGTTACGGGCATTTTGGAGATTATCTCTTTAAGATTCATTTAGCTTTTCTAAGTCTTATATAAGACGGGCGAATACTGCGGGCGGTATTTGGAATCTTTTTGCAATGACCTAGCTCCACTAACTTATTCATAATCCGATGAATATTGCCTCTAGACCTATCTCCAGTAATATCCATAATATTTTGAATTGATGGCGCAAAACCAAATCGGCTCCACCAGCTATCAATTATCTCGTATCTATACTGTTGTTTTTCTGTCATAGAATAAAAAATATTACTGCATACACAATAATGATTCCTGCAAATGATATCCAAAACTCTTCAATAGTCACAGATGACTTTCCCAGTTTGGATCTTCAGAACCGTATACTTGGCCCGTCTCTTTTAAAACGGCGTCGTCATATAACAGCCAAATATCATTTACCAATAGACGGATAGACTCTGAATCCATAGTAGATATCTGATTTAGGATTTCATCTTTATCTGGCATTTAGTCCTCCAGCGTTACAAATTCTGCACTTGCGCCCGCCTCGCCCGCCACCCAATGGTTAGCAGCTACTGACTTGGAATCATGCACTTGTGTAAGCATTACTATAGCTAAACGCAATGCTTCATAACCTCTACTGTTAATAGGATAAGCAGACTGAATAGTCTTTAAATCCTGTATACAGACATCAACAATTTTCATTTCTTAATCCTCTCTATTAACTGTTCAGCCTCTATCTCTGCAGCGGCTCTACGACCAGCTTCTATTCTTAACATCATTTCTTTCTCAACTTCTAGATACGCATACATCGCACTAAAACGCTCTAGCCTATCAATTACTATTTTTAAGTCAGCTTCAATATCTTGTAATGTTCTCAAAAATATACCCCCCTACCCCTTTGAATTACAAACACTAAGGGGGGTGTTTCCCATAAAAACATTGTTGTTTTTACCCAACAAAATCATAACCCCTACCCCACCTAAAGGTAAGTGCAACAAGTTGCACCTGTAACTCATTGATTATCCTCAGTATTATTTTCAGATGCTTCAGGACTACTTTCAGATGGTGATTGCTTGTGTGGAATACTATGTATATAAGTAGGTGGGACTCCTTCTCCTGTATCGTGGGGGTGGGGGTCGCCTAATTCCTCGCCCGCAATCTCATCATGGGTGGGTGCAATCTCTGCCAACAGTTGCAATACGTCACTATCATCAGTTGTAATAGTGCGCTTAGCATCATTCATAGACTGCTTAAGCATTTCCATGAGCTCAGCCCTTGCCTTATCACTATCCTTTATGACTGTCGTTTCTGATCGGTGAACGAAAGCATCCACGCCAGCGATTGTGCCCAGAGCTTTGAGAGCATTGACCCGTACAGAAGGGTTGCTATTCTCAGAAATAGCCTCTTTAGTGAGCCTTTGCACTACTAGAGCCCTTATTTGTCCTGCGGTATACAATTTCTGAAACTCAATTCCCTGCTTTATTGCCTCTGTTACATTCTGTATATCTTCCCTCTTTGCCATCTGGTATCCCTTATCTGCGACAGTCTTTGCCTTGCCCTTACTGTTGTATGCTTTTCTATATGCCCCCGCTTTAGTATCACCAGTAGCGAGATGCTCACAGAACTTCAATTGCTTATTCGTTAACTTGTATTTATCGACTAATAACACCTCATGCATGGGTGTCTGTTCGAGTGCCTCTTTTATCTGTTTCTTGGTAAGTTTCTGTAAGCGCATAGACTACCTATTGATAAGGGAAGTACGGGAACAGAATAGGAATATGGATAGGGGGATAAATAACATAAACGAATAGTATCACAGCTACTGTATTTATTCACAGCACTGTATCTCTATACAGTATCTCTCTATATGTAAACATGAGCCAAGCTGATTCCAAAAGGGAAACAATAACGGGCTTTTATGCATCCCAGCACATACAAACTATTTTTCATTTTCTTGACCTAGATCAAGAAACTAAGGGTTTATACCTATGGTTTTAGGTCTTTTTCTTGCCGATACTGTGCTTGTAGTAAGTCAAACCACAACCGAGAGGATAGACATGAAAGTATATAAAACACCCGTAAAGGCTCACCCCTTTGCCAGCCAAGTAAAGGTATCTAAGACCAAGGAAGGCAAGTGGATGATTGTCCGAGGATCTAACTGGACAGAATTGCCCGCTTCTGCTTTTAGTAATTGGGATGAGGCACTATGGACTGGGATTAGCTGGGCTAATACCGAATATCAAAAAGAGGTCGAATATGCAGAGGCAGAGGCAGTATGGCAACTTCAGCACTAATCTTGCAGCAGAAAAGGCTTAGGCAGCCGAACAAAAAAGACTAACTGATGAGGCTTTATTAGCCGAAACCCTGTGAAGGGTCTTAGTCAAACACACTTAATAGAGGATTAGACACCATGAGCGATAAATTCACCATTCAATTAACAGGCGCAGAACTAGAGGCATACAGGGCGCAAAGATTCCCTAAACCAGTAGAGCCAATCAAGCCACACCATAACCCTAACCAATTCCATGCCCAACCTTACGACACAGGGAAAGCGGGATTTTACTTTTCTAGTTTTGAGGAATACGAGCAACGGGCGGGGGAATCAGAAGCGGAGGAATTTGAACTTCAGTATATAGACGGGGATGATTGCGAATTATTCAACGCTTGCGGGATTGACCAAAGCAACCTAGACCGCTGGTTTGATGAGATCGAGGGATTAGACGATTATGAAAAAGCCCAGCTATATTGCGCCCTAGAATGTCTTAATTACGATCTTGACGGGGCTTTAAACATTATGGCAGATGTAGCCATTCAAGAAGATAGCCTTCAGACTTGTGCAGAACAATTATTTGATGATTGCTATTTGCACGACATCCCCGAGAATATCCGCTTTTATATTGATTATGAGAAATTTGCCCGAGATTGTGAAATAGGCGGGGATATGGTTGAATTTACATTCAATAAGACTGATTACACTTGCACAAATGCAAACGGAATTTAAGGGGGATTTATGACACATTATCAAAAAGCGCACTACACCCTTACTATTGCATTTGCCCGAGGCATTATTGACGGGGAACAATTACAGGCTTTATTAGATATTTACAGGGGGAACAAATGAAAGAATTAAGAGAACAATTACTTATAGCTCACATTCAAAGGCTTACGGCTTTAGTTAATCAAGGTTTAGACGAATGTTTAATTGAAGATGACGGACTAGTAAGCGCACTTGATGAAGAGATAGAAATAGGCGAAATATTATTAAGGGATATTAAATGAAAGAACTTAAAGAAATTATATTGTCAGTATTGGTATTTTTATCAGGTATTTATGCGGTTTATGTTGCTTTTATTGCAATTACTAAATGGGCGGAATTATGACAGTTAAACAGTATATGGAGATATTCCAATATTTGAATAAGGCTCAACTAGATCATATTAGATGGGCTTTAAAAATGACATCTTTAATAGGTGAGGATATGCACAATCGATACGAAGCAGTTAAACAATCATTAGAGGGGAAGAAATGAAAACTTGTGACCTATACGGGCAAAAAATAGATGCTTATACACCGACAGAACTAGAGGCTTTAAAACATCACGGGGCAATAGCTCAAAATATCTGGTATCAGGCATGGAAAGATCAAGGCGCACAGGATAACGGCACTTGTACGGGTGGAAAGGGCTTAAGGGTATGGTATATCCCAAAAGGCAAGCGCAAGCCCCAAGAGGTAGCGATTAGCCGATGCGATTGGGTGCAAGGGAATATCTCAGCCAGTAGATCAAAAGACCCAGCCTTAAGATATTTAGAAGATAAGGGAATCAATGCTTTTTACTATGACGGATGGATGGATTGATTATGGATATTAGAGAAATATTAAAAGCAGAATATCTCGACTGGGTAAATAATTACCTTAGCCCTTCAGTGTTTGGGGAGCATAGGGGACTTACAGAAGACCAAGCGCACCAGCTTATTAAATTGGGTCGGGACGTATTCGAGAGTAAACACCCTGACGCATAGAATTTAGGGGGCATGTTAATTAGGGGTTTTAAATAGCCTTGTAGATGCGAAAAAATACCCTGTAAGTCCGTCCCCCTATTGTTTTATTACGGGCTTACATCCAAAACTAGAGTCGGGCTAGTAATCTACATTACCCGACACCTATACCAAAGTGCTT